TGGGTATTCCTTAGATAGAGGGGTACGAATGAAAAAATATCGTAAACGAGAAATTTTGATGTCAATAGCAATCGGAATCCTTTTAACATTCCTTCCAGCATGGGAGTGGACAAATGGATTTGATCGGATTCTGGCAGCGGCAGTTATAAGCCTGATTCTGATAGGAAATCTATGAAAGGAGAAAAATGAACGAGAAGAAAATTAAGGAATTGTTCGAATTGTGTCTGAGGGTTTCAAATGAAACAACGGCGCATGTGAATTTTGACTATACGGCGTGTGACGACATATCCAGAGTTTATATTTATGTATTTAATGATGCAGGGGAGATCGTAAAGCATTTTTCAGTGTGCCAGTTTTACGAGTTTCCGTCCGAAGCTGGAAGTTTTGAGGGTGCGAAGAAATACCTTTTGGAACTGCTTATCAACGGGAGGTGTCCGTTAAATGAATCTTGAAGAATTAAGACTCCTCCCGAAGTGGGATATGGTTCTTGCAGTGAATATCTTGTTGGAGGAACTGAACAAGCGAAACGCTCCTATTGTTGATTGTGAGAATCCAGATATGTACGTGGATCATCTTGAATATCACGCCGCTGATTCCATTCAGAACGGTAAGACGGTTCCGGGCATGGGGGATAAGTCAGACGCAATCTATTGTTTTTTTAAGCAGTTAAAGGAGCCAGTCTATGAACGAAAGAATACAGGAAGTCTTGAGACTGATTGATGTTCAGCTCGCACTTGTTCCAGATAATCCAATAGAGGAACAGTACAAGGCAAGGACGTTGGCGAGTTACACGCAAGCACTAAATGGGCTTTTAGCGGCTCAGAAATCATGTAAGGAGGAAAGCAATGAGTGATTTTGAAATCCTTATTCCGGCAAGGAAGAAGCAGCCTGCAACCGATAAGGATAACCCGGTTGTGAAAGTATCACCGGAAGCATACAACGCACTGGTTGAAATCTATAATGAATCAACCTTATCAATGAAAGATATCGCAAGTTTGCTGATCGTTGAGGGCAGTAAGCATGTAGTTTATGACAAGGAGGAATAACAATGGCAACACCAGTATTGATTATTGGAAAATCTGGTTCCGGTAAAAGTACTAGTCTTAGAAACTGCCAGAATGAACACTGGAATCTTATTAGAGTATTAAATAAGCCACTTCCGTTTAAAGGAAAGATTGACGGATGGTTTACAGATGATTACCAGCAGGTAATGAAGTGCCTGATTGCATCAAAAGCGGAGTCAATTGTGATTGACGATGCAGGTTATCTTATCACGAATCATTTTATGAAAGGACACGCTTCTGCCGGAAAAGGCAATGCGGTGTTCGCTCTGTACAATGATATTGGAGACTATTTCTGGAATCTTATCCAGTTCATTGTAACAAAAGTACCGCAGAATAAAATTGTTTACCTTATGATGCATGAAGAAAAAGATGATTCCGGGGAAGTAAAACCTAAGACAATTGGTAAGCTTCTGGACGAAAAAGTTTGCATCGAGGGTATGTTTACCATCGTTCTTCGCTGCATCGAAGAGAGTGGAAAACACTTATTTGTCACTCAGTCCAGTCAGGGAGCGGTAAGCAAGTCCCCGATCGGAATGTTTGACAGTTTGACTATTGATAATGACCTTGCAGAGGTGGATAAGGTTATCAGAGACTACTACGAATTAGGAGGAATTGAAGATGGTGGAAGTAACTAACTATTGTTTTAAATACGCAATAGAATTAAATACTATCATCGATGAATACAAAGGTGAATGTTCTTTTGATCATTTGATTAAAGTCGAACCAAAAAGCTATTCAAATTTAAGCTCTATATTTTCAAAAATTAATAATTCCGTTCACTATGTGCTGGAAAAATATGGAGACGTAAGAGAATGTCATTTGTTTTATCTCCCGGCATTTATGGGTGATACGTATAATTCGTCACTTATCAACATTGTAAAAGCAGACAATAATGGAACGACAATCGTATTTTGTGATAATAAAGAAATCGTTCCGTCAGATTGCATCGAAAAAATAATTTGTTTTGAGGAGGAATCAAAATGTTAAAACCACAGAATTATGACACAACACAGGCAGCAGGAGAATTTGAACCGATTGCGCTCGGCGGTCACAAGATGGTAATTAAGCAGGTATCAGAGAAAAAATCCCAGGGTGGACTTGATATGCTTGTTATCTTGTTTGATTTTGCAGATGGAGACGAGCAGGCAGGTTATTTTATGAAGCAGTTTGAGAATGATATTCGCCCAGACAAGAAATACCCGAATGCCGGAACTAACTACATGGTTATTGACGAGAGTGTAGATTATGGTGTTCGTAATCTCAAAACATTCATTACATGTGTAGAAAAGTCAAATCCGGGATTTGCTGTTAAGTGGGGTGATAACTTCGGACAGCAGTTCAAAGGCAAGCTGATCGGTGGCATCTTCCGTCTGGAGAAAGACTGGTACGACAATAAAGAAGTAAAACGCCACAAGCTTGCATGGTTCCGTAGCGTTGAAGGAATCAAAGATGCAGATATTCCAGAAGAGCGTACCACAAAAGCGTATGACGATCATCTGAAGGAAGAAGCTATCATGGGAGCGAATCCAGCAGGTACGGACTTTATGAGTATTCCAGATGGAATTGATGAAGAACTTCCATTTAATTAAAAGGATGTGTTTTTAATGGTTATACAAGTGGACACAAGGGAACATAAATCAGAATGGGAACGGATTCAGAGTCAGTTTGATAGCCTTGGAGTGCAGTATTTTCGCTCTAAATTGTATTGCGGTGATTATCAATCACTGGACAATGCAAAACTCTGTATTGACCGTAAAAAGGATTTACAAGAGCTTTGTGGAAATGTCTGCCAGCAGCATGAAAGATTCAAAGCAGAGCTTATCAGAGCGCGTGAAGCAGGTATTCAGTTGATTATTCTATGTGAACACGGGCCAGATATTAAATCAGTTGGTGATGTGTATTTTTGGGAGAACCCAAGAAAGCACAAAGTGATCTGGAAGACGGTAAACGGTAAAAAAGTAAAGACTGTGATATCGGACAAGGCTGTTGATGGCTGCCAGTTATATAAATCTCTCTGCACAATCAGAGATAGATACGGAGTCCAATTTGAATTCTGTACAAAAGAAGAAACCGGTAAAAAAATTGTGGAGTTATTGGAGGGTGGAAATGCCAAAAGCAAATAAAGCTAAAAGACAGTATGTTGTAACAGATCCATACGGAAATAATAGAATGACTGTTGCGGTATCTCCTGAAAAAGCAATTAATAACGCAAGATACAAAGACTATCTGGAAACTGGCGCATGGTATGACGTGCCTGATTTCGATGAATATGAAGTAGATGAAATTGTATGACAAAAGATGAAATTAAGCAATCAATGAAAATGTCCGAGATTCTTTCCAGATATGGGCTAAAGCCGAACAGAGCCGGATTCATACAGTGTCCCTTTCATAACGATGACCGTACCGCATCCATGAAAATCTACAAAGGCAGCTATTATTGTTTCGGTTGTGGTGCATCAGGTGACATATTTACATTCGTTCAGAACATGGATAATTGCGATTTTAAGACAGCTTTTACCATACTTGGGGGAACTTACCAGAAACCAGATTTCTCCTCCAGAATGGCAATATATCACGCTCAGAAGCAAAAAGAAATGAGAGAGAAAGCAGAGCGGAAGAAAAACGAAGAATTGCAGGAATGTTTGTCCGATATTGACTTTTACAGGTCTATTCTTGGCAGAGTAAAGCCATTATCAGATAGCTGGTGTGAAGCATGGAACAAATTACAGCTTGCATTATATAAGCATGGATTTCTAACAGGATTGGAAGAAGGTGATTAAAAGTGGAAATGATAAGCAAGCTCACGAAGGATTCTATTCTGGACGAAGAAGTGTTTGACGAGATATTCAGTCAAGAAGACGAGATATACAAGGCACGTCTTACGCTGACTCTTCTGGACAGAGCCAAAGAGCTTGGCGTAAAGAAAAAATTTGAGGATTTGCTTAAGGCTTACACGAAAGTACAGAAGCAAATGATCGAGAAAGAGAAGAACAATAGAACAGTGTCTATGCTGGACCAGTGGACTAATTTCTCTGATTGTGAATATGACAGAATGAAATGTCTTAACTGGATAGCAGATGATGACGGAATCAGAATATCAAATACGAATCCAGGATCACCGGATATTATAGCTTGTTATCACCCTATACTTCCAATAGAACGAATGAAGAATCTGGAGACTGGAGAAGAACAGATAAAGCTAATCTACAAGAGAAATAATAAATGGTCCGAGGTTATTGTACCGAAAACCATGGTTGCATCATCTACTAAAATTGTTGGCTTATCTGCGCTTGGAATTTCGGTGACATCTGAGAATGCGAAGTTTCTTGTACGGTATCTGTCAGATGTTGAGAATGCAAATGACGATTATATCAACATTCAGTATTCCTCCAGCAAAATCGGGTGGATCAGAGATTATTTTCTCCCCTACGACAAAGACATTGTATTCGATGGAGATATGCGGTTCCGACAACTGTATGAAAGTATCAGTGTAGGCGGCAGCAGAACAGAATGGTATGAACATGTAAAAAAGGTTCGTGCTACTGGAAGAATCGAACCAAAAATCATGTTGGCTGCAAGTTTTGCAAGCATTCTAATCAAACTGGTCGGTGCTCTTCCATTTTTTGTAGACCTCTGGGGGGAAACTGAGGGTGGCAAGACCGTAACGCTTATGTTGGGGGCTTCTGTCTGGGCGAATCCAGGTGAATCTAGGTACATAGGAGACTTTAAGACAACAGATGTGGCCTTGGAAGCTAAGTCTGATATGCTAAACAACTTACCGCTGATTCTGGATGATACCTCTAAAGTGTCGGCTAAAATCAGAGATAATTTTGAAGGTATTGTATACGATTTATGTTCCGGAAAAGGAAAGAGCCGTTCCAATAAGGAACTAGGAGTTAATCGGGAGAATCGCTGGCAGAATTGTATCCTTACTAACGGTGAACGTCCGCTTGCCGGATATGTCAGCCAGGGCGGAGCGATTAACCGAATTATTGAGGTTGAGTGCTCTGAAAAGATATTTGACGACCCGCAGCTTACCGCAGATACCCTTAAAAAGAACTACGGGTACGCAGGAATCGATTTTGTAAATGTAGTTAAGGAAATGTCCATTGACGATATAAAAGCCATGCAGAAGCATTTTCAGAGCCTTATACAGGACGATGACAAGATGCAGAAGCAAAGCATATCAATGAGCATTATCCTGGCAGCAGATAAAATCGCAACAGATCAGCTGTTCCATGATGGCAAGTACATTGACATTGAGACGGCTAAGAATCTTCTGACAGAGAAAGAAATGGTATCTGAAAACGAACGCGCTTACTGGTTCGTGCTTGATAAGATTGCCATGAACGGAATTAAATTCGATGATAACCCAGATATAAAAACGGAAAGGTGGGGAATTATCGACAATGATCCGGTAGAGAAGACGTCAACCGCAATAATCTATAGCGCAGCGTTTGACGATCTGTGCAAAATTGGAAGATTCTCCAGAAAGGCATTCTTGTCATGGGCTGTTAAGAAGGGACTTGTGGAAACCGACAGCAGAGGTTATCCGACCAAAGCAAAAAAACTTGACGGAATTGTCACCAAATGTGTGTTTTTGAAAATTGTAGATGAAATTCCAAAAGGATTTGTGAATTGCAATGATGATTTTGAGATTACGGACGATATTGTGTTTGATTAATAAACAATTCGTCCAAAAGGTAACCGGGTAACCTAGGTAACCTTTGATTCTGCATATATATATACGAGTATTTATATGTGCATATTGAGTGTAAAAGTTCTCCTATATGAGAAAGTCAGGGTTACTCGGTTACTCGGTTACCATGCAGTAAAATCAATGGTTTGCGGATTTTTGAACGGTTACGTTTCGGTTACTATCGGTTACTCATAAAGAAGGTGAATAATGAAAGTAGAAGCTAAAGATATTCCGGTCATGCATAAGTTCATGCCAGAGTTCTGGAATACAATAAAAGAATTTTACAATGTAAAAAACGATGATGAATATTTTAGTGCATTACATAAAGAAATTGAGCATTTATATGAAATCTATCCAGACAGTTTGGCAAGGTATCTGTCTTTAGCACTCTATAAATGGGCGGAAGATGTGTCAACAGGGAAATGTAAAATATAAGAAGCACGGAAAAGAATGTCGTATAAACACAGCAATGGCGTGGCTTGGCGAGGAAGTGCGGAGGAATTGCTACGAAAGGTTCTGAAATGATGTGCATGGCTGTGGCATAGCCATGAAGCGAGGAGCGGTGCAGAGGCATGGAGGCGAATAGCTATGCGGAGAAAGGTGAAGATGCGCGACGGAAGTGAATAGCATAGGTCGGCCAGGGAGAAGAATAGTATGGCAATGTAAGAAAACTATAAAAATTACAAGGAGAATAGCAGAATGAAAGAATTAAAAGTAAGATTGACATTTTTGGAAGAAATTTTAGGAACAGCAAGTGCAGACCCGGAGATTCACGAAACGTTTATTGCTTCGAATGCACCAGATGCACCAACAAGAAAAGAAGAGATTGAAGCAATCGGAATTGAAGAAGTGGTTGAGAAATCCATGACCGTATTCCCGAGAGATAATGGCGTACCGATTTACTGGGATTACCAGATTAAGGGCTTTTTCAAAGATGCTTGTGGAATGCTGAGAAAGGTAACTGGTTCAAAATCTTCCAAAATAAAGGCTTACAAAAAAGAAATTGACGGTCTAATTTTCGTTGAAGAACGCAAAATTCCAATTCATTTTGAAGGAGAAATAGGAACTTGCCAGAGGCCGCTGAGAGGGCAAACGCCGCAGGGTGAAAGAATTGCACTGGCAAATAGTGAGACAATACCTGCCGGAAGTTGGATTGAGTTTACGATCAAGTGCTTATGCGATAGCCATGAAGCAGCAGTCAGAGAATGGCTTGACTATGGAGAACTGAGAGGCATCGGACAGTGGCGTAATTCAGGTAAGGGACGTTTCAAATGGGAAGAAATATAAAAGCATGACAGGAGTGATAGAAATGCCATATAACACAGCAAGAAAGTACTATGAGGGTATCCAGACAAAGAAAGACATATATCTGTACATCATAAGATACCTGAAAGAACATGATTATCCGCCAAGTATTCCGGATATTGCAGCAGGGCTGAGTATATCTAACCATACCGTGCAGAATCATTTCGGCGAATTACTGGAAAGTGGCTTACTTGCGACAGACAACCCCGGTGCGCCACGAGCGTACCGAGTGACAGGATACAAGTTCAGAAAGGTGAAGGAAAATGAGCAATAAGTTAAAAGCCAAGAAAAAGACCAGATTTCCTGTCCAGACTCCTAATCAGGCGGCTCATGCGTTTGGACAGGCTATGCAGAACTGTTATAGACAGATAAAAGACGTAGAGCAGCAAGCCTACGAGGATGGATTCACTGTTGGAGAAGATTGGAGCAATACGATCAACACTGTCACAACCATGATGGCTCTGAGACGTTTATATGGCTTTTCTACGAAGCGTTTACTCACAGTCGTACAAACTGCCAATGAATACGTTAAAATGGCAAATGAGGGCAAAATGAGCGTTCTGAGTATGATGCAGGACATTGAAGAGAACACAGATGTAAGATTTGACGAGATGAATAAGAATCTGGTTAAGAAGATGGGAGTATAAAATCATGGGGGGACTGCACAATAGCGTGTCAGTTGCTTACATGGGGAAAGTGAGGATGGAAATGAGAAAATTAAAACCTTGTCCGTTTTGCGGAAAAGAGATAGATACAGACAAAGATATGTATATCCCGGAAAGAGATTGGAAGCCATCTTTTTACGACCCTGACAGTGGAGGTTATCCGATAAGTATTCACTGCGAATGCGGATTAGATTTTTGTCCGGGCACATGGGATTATGAAGAAGCCGTAGAACAGTGGAATCGAAGAGCAAGTGATAAGGAGGACGCAAAATGTTAATCAGAAGTCAGAACAAAGCAGCAATAGTAAACTTTGATAATGTTTTCAATATTGCAACAATTCGAAATATTAACGGAGCAGTAGAAATATATATCATAAGCCAAGGCAGTCGCTGCAATATGGCTGAATATTCCACCAAAGCAAAAGCCATGAAAGTACTGGATATGATTCAGGAAGCCTATGTAAATGGACATATTGATTATCAGATGCCAGTAGATGGGAGCGTGGAAGTATGACAGAAATAAAAGGATATACCGCGGAAGAAGTCGCAAAAGCCCGTAAACAGGAACTTGAGAAAGATTATGACTTCTGTAAAGGCAAACTTGCCGAGATAAGAAGACATGAATCTGAGATTGAGACTATCAGGAAAACATATAGAGAGCTTATCGTAAAATACAGAATCAAAAGTGTTGATAGAGTACTGTCTTATGTTCGCATGAAAGGTATCACGGACAAGAAAGAACTTGATCTGTTATTGTGTCATTGTCAGAACAAGCTGAACGGAAATATTGATGGACATGAGCTGAATTTGCATTATGAAGAGGCAGAAGATAGCGAGGTGGAAGCATGAGCCATATCAAAGACAGATTAAAGCAGTACGCGGATAAATATTCAGACCGCTACAAATACGCTGGGGTGTATGTCAAAGTTATTCAGGATATGATCGAACAGCTCCAAGATGATCTGGAACAGGACGAGAAAGAAAACGGATGGATTCCAGTCAGCGAGAGATTGCCGGAAGACGGAACATATATCACTACTTTAGACGGAGAGCTTGTCGGACAGGAAGAACCATTCACGGGAATGTGCGGTATCGAAAATGGAAAATGGGATGATGAAGACTGTGTTATTGCCTGGATGCCACTTCCAGAACCATATAAGGAGGACTAAATGGGATATTGCAAATTAGAGTGTCCGGACGGTGAAACAGAGTGCTGCATCTGCTGTACTAAGAATGATTCTTGCCAGTGCAAATGTGATGATATGGACAGTTATGAATATGCAGAAGATTGCGAAGATTATGTTGAGGAGGATGAGCCATGATTACATTCGCATTAGGATTTACTTTTGGAACCATATTCGGAGTGGTTGGCCTTATATGCGTAGCGATCATGTACGATAAGCACCATCCAGACGATTAGAAAGGAGAACGGTATGCTGACAAGGAATAAAAAGCTGAAAGACTACGGTATTCCGGCAGAGGACATAGAAAAACTGAATACGATGCTGAAAGACTTCCCGGCAAAGTACGGATACCTGCTTTCCGGTGCTGCCTTGTCAGCTTGCCCGAAAAACACGGTGATAGCGGATATAGTTATCGAGAATATCCTACACCGGAAAAGCTACAGGAAAATCAGCAAAGAAAGATATATCCCGATGAACCCGAAAGACTTCTACGGATACAGGCGCAAGACCGTCGCTGTACTGTATGAAAGAATGCGGTTATTGGGAGTGTGGGAGGAAAAATAAATGAAAGAATATAAATGTCCAAAGTGCAATAGTAAAAACCTTTTTGTCAAGAAAGTTGGGAATAATACGGGATTGTATTGCGGGGATTGCGGTGCATGGATTAAATGGGTCGGAAAAAATGAGCTGAGAGCGTTTGAATATTTAACTAAGCAGAAACACGTAGACGATGCTAATAGCAAACAAGACGATATTGCAAGCATCATTTATAGCACTCTCGATCATATGTATTGCGATAATTGCAGATTCAATAGCGAAATTAAAGAAAGCGATAATAGTGAATGGAACTGTGATGAATGTCACAGAAAATATAATGGATGGGGAGTTTCCATGCAGGAAAGTAATAAAATTGCAAAAGAAATTTTAAAACAGTTAGGAGAATAGAATATGAGCAGACTGATTGATGCAGACGAATTAATCGAATACATCAAAATTTGGGAAATTGGCACAAGTATTAGTTCTGATCAGAAGGAGCTTATTGATTGCGTCAATAAACAGCCGACAGCTTTTGATGTGGATAAGGTTGTGGAGCAATTAGAGAATTATTTATTTGAAAAATATTGTATAGAAGGAGATGCAACAGTTGATGAAATTGTGAAAGGCGGTGGAGTTTAATGAGTAAATGGCATGTAAGTGTCGGAATGAGCTTATCAATTGATTATGACGATATTGAAGCCGATACAAAAGAAGAAGCTGAGAAAATAGCAAAAAGTAAAGCATTGGAAGACATTGATTACAACAATTGTGATTGTGATACTGGCTATCCAATAGTGTATTGTTGTCTTGAGGAGGAATTATGAGTGAATCAGTATTAGTGATTGATTATACGCCAGAGAATTGTTACGATTGCCCGTTCGGGACCGAATATTGTGGAAATCTTGAATATGAGGGACGTTGTGAATTAGCTGACTGTTTAGATTATGATGTAATTCTGATGACAGAAGAACATTATGATTGCGAAAGCAAATCAAGACCTGAATGGTGTCCATTGAAGCCACTGCCGGAGAAGAGCACTGCCGAGAATGATATGACGGATTATCAGTGCGGGATGGTCGATGGTCGAAATCAGTGCATTGATGAGATTACAGGAGGAAACGCAGATGATTGACTTAAAAAATACATGTGTTCTGGTTAGAACAAAAGAAGAAAATGAAATGCTTCTTAAAGAAGCCAAGAAACAGGGATTTAGATTTAGATGGGCTAAAGATCCATATTGTAAGTCATTGCAAGGACAACATTTTCCAGACATTTTAAAGTTTTGCGGAAATAAAGATATGTTTTATAGAGCATATATTAGTTCAAATTATACTTTCTACGAAGCCTCAGAACTCCTCAACACAAAAGAAATGACGGCAAGAGAGTTTGCTGAGCGGATTGCAGATATAAGCAATTGCAACGGAGATTGTTCAGAATGCGTATTGTACTTCACGAACACTAAGTGTAACCGTAGTTTGTGTAATGTCTGCAACTGGAAAGATGACATTGATGAACTTCTTGAAATTGCGAAAGCAGGAAAAGCGACAGTTCTTACGCCTAAAGAGAAAGCAATTGAAGATATTGAAAAAATTTATCGAGAATCCAGACCGCGCAGCATTAAATGATGAATTTGTAAATGCGTTGAAGATGGCGGTGGAGAAATTGAAAGAGGTGGAGTAGATGGAGAGATTAACACGCAGATTAAACAATAATAAAATTGTTGCGATAAAAGGGGACAGTTGCAATTATAGTGCGAACTCATTTGATTGTCAGCTTAGTGAAGGAAGAAAAAGATTAAAAACGGCATTAGAAAAACTTGCCGACTACGAGGACTTAGAAGAACAGGGCTTACTTGTGAGATTGCCGTGTAAAGTAGGAACAGAAGTCTATTACATTTTAGGCATTCCAAATAAGACGCCATGTGCAATCGACAAGTGTGTATTTAAGTTGTCGGACATAAATAAAATCGGTAAAACAGTATTCCTCACCCGTGAAGAAGCTGAGAAAAAACTGGAGGAGATGAAGAATGGACGTTAAAGAAGCAAAAGAAATATTATCCGATATGAGAGACCAGCATTTGCAGTTCATTGACGGAGCCGAAAATACTGGGACATGGGGCGAAAAATTTTAAAAAGAAGCATGGGCGTGTGATTTTGGGGCAAAGTCATTGGAAAAACAGATTCCAAGGAAGCCGATTGATAAAACAAAACCAGATGATACCGCAAGCCTTGATTATGAAAATTGTAATATTGTTGTTTGTCCAACCTGCGGCGGACGGTTGAAACTGAAATCAAAAGGGAAATATTGCGATAAGTGTGGACAAAAATTAGATTGGGGAGGAAGTGAAAAGTCGTGCCAGACAAACTTATACCAGAAATAACACCGCAGCTCGACATATCAGCGTTTGCAGTACTGCATCAATATTGCAGCTCAATCAGTCCCCATGACTGCATCAGATGTACATTTTACGAACATTGCCCGGAGTGTTTCATAGAGTGTCTGGGAGATCAAGGCGAGGTAATCAGAAAATTACAAAGTAATGAATAAAATCAGAGAGTCGGTATTTACCGGCTCTTTTTAGTGCAAAATTCCTCAAACATGTACCACAACTTTTCCACTGACCTATGATAGAATATACTCAGAAGTGTTACTATGGGATTTTATAGCTTAATTCAGAAAGGATATGATTGGATGTTGATAGGATGGCAAACGAGGAAAATTTAAAACCATTTACAAGCAATCAAAGCCGTGAGGAAGCCGTGAAAAACGGACAAAAAGGCGGTATTGCATCTGGATATTCTAGGAGACAAAAAAAAGCCCTTTCTGATTATGTGAAAATTATAGCTGAAAGCCCTGCATCAAGTACTGCAAAAAAGAAACTTGCAAAAATGGGGATTGCTGACGAAGACGCAAATAACATGGCAGTCGTAGCAACTTCTTTGTATAAAAAAGCGGCAGATGGAAATATACAGGCTATCGAAAAATGGGAGCAGCTAACAGCAGCTTCAAAAAACGATGATGAAAAATACGAACTTCCTGCCAGAGTACTCGGCAAGGCATTCGTGGACATTAACCGGCAGATTAAGCCTAACATCGAATATGTATTCGAGGGTGGTCGAGGTGGCCTGAAATCTTCATTCGTAGCTTTTAAAATTGTTGAGCTTATCAAGAATAACCCCCAGATGCACGCCTGCATTACAAGGCAGGTGGCTGGCACTCTAAAAGATTCTGTATATGCTAACATGAAATGGGCTATCAACGAACTCGGACTGATGGAAGAATTTGAATGCAAGGTGTCACCGCTTGAGATCAAGTATATTAAGACTGGACAGACAATATACTTCCGTGGCCTGGATGATGAAACCAAACTGAAATCCATTAAGCCAGAGTTTGGATACATCGGAATCCTCTGGAAAGAAGAAAAAGATCAAATGAAGGGAGACGCTCAGGAACGTTCTGTTAATCAGTCAGTGCTTCGTGGTGGTGATGAATCCTATGATTTTTCATCATATAACCCACCGAAGTCAAAATCAAACTGGGTAAACAGGATTAAGCTCATACCTAACCCGAAAAGAGTTATTCATCATTCGAGTTATCTGGAAGCCCCGGCGGAGTGGCTCGGACAGAAGTTCATTGACGATGCAGCACATCTGAAAGAAATCAATCCAGAAGCCTATGAGCATGAATACCTTGGCGTTCCAAATGGTGACGGCGGAAACGTATTTGAATATCTGGAGATTAGAGATATTACAGATGAAGAGATCAGTCGTATGGATCGTATTTTCGCTGGCGTAGATTATGGATGGTACCCGGATGCCTTCTGCTATCTCCGAACTTATTACGATTCTGCTAGAGAGAAAATATATCTAATTGACGAGCTATATGTAAATAAATGGAGCAACTCCAAGACCGCTGATTGGATCAAGAAAAAAGGCTATGACGATTATACGATGATATGTGATTCTGCGGAGCCTAAATCCGTGAATGACTTCCGAGACGCCGGACTCCCTGCCAGAGGAGCAATCAAAGGACCAGGAAGTATCGAGTATGGTTTCAAATTCTTACAGACAAAGACACTTGTCATTGACCCGAAGCGGACACCGAACGCATACAAGGAAATTACGGAATATGAGTATGACAGGGACAAAGAGGGAAATGTAATAAGCGGTTATCCTGACGGAAACGACCACGCAATCTCGGCACTTAGGTATGCTTATGAGCCGTTATTTAACAGGAGGGGGTACAGTGCATAAAATGTTAGATAGGTACTTTTCAGATAAAATAAATAAATTCTTAAGCATCGGTTTAAAAATATATGGATCATCTGACATTAACGAAATCTTAAAAGTTGTAGAATATGAAGACATTATTGTGCGAGATACTTCTGTAAGATGGATGGATTTTAAAAGGTAGACTAAATGGGACTTGATCCGGCACGAACGCCTAGAGCATACAAGGAAATTATCAATTATGAACATGAAGTAGATAGCAATGGAGAAGTTATCGCAGATTATCCAGATGGCAACGATCACTGGATAGATTCTCTCAGATATGCAACCAGTCCATTGTCCATGAGAAGGGGGTACAGTGCATAATGGTGATATCAGAATATTGTAGAAAAAAACTTGGTGATTTTTTAAAAGATAAAGTAGATGTAAAAGAGGGATATACTTACGAGGAGCAGGCAGTAATTGAAGGTTCAATCAGAATACTGATAAAAGCTGGAATATACACACTTGATGAACTTCGAAAAGATATCTTAAGAGAGTGCTCGGTGCTTCTTCCCCGGGAATGGATGTTCGACGTAGCAAACAGTTAACAGGTGATTAAATGGGACTTATAACAACACTAAAAAGGTGGTTTAACATGATTTTCAAAAAACAAGCCGAAGAGGATTTCAACATCCAGGCAGCAGAATTCCCGGAGATGGAAGCACTAATTAACCGGTGTGCGAACATTTATAGGGGAATTCCGGAATGGTTAGATGATAAGAATAATATCAAGACGATTAATTTCGCGAAATCCGTCTGCTCAGAGACAGCTCGGCTCGCAACGCTGGCAATCGGCATTCAGATAGATGGTTCCGCAAGGGCAGCATGGTTACAGGAGCAGATTGACAAGGTATATTTCCAGATTCGGCATTGGGTGGAATATGGCTGTGCTTATGGAACGGTATTTGTCAAGCCGAACGGTGAGAGCCTTGACATATTTACTCCGGCAGATGTGATGATTGTGGATTACGATAATCAGGAAATTAAAGGGATTATATTCAAAGATTCTTATACTGTTGGTAGAAAATACTACACAAGGCTCGAATATCACAGGTTTATTGAGACAACAGTGGACGGAGTGACAACCTATCCGTATTATGTTTCTAACAGAGCTTATGTATCAAAATCTCCTCAAAGCATCGGAGATAAAATTGACCTTAAACAGACCAAGTGGGCTGAACTCATGGCAGATACACCGCCAATTCTCAAAGCGAACGGTGAGAAGCTGGACGGACCTCTGTACGGAGTTCTACGGACGCCGCAGGCAAATAACGTGGATATTAACGCACCGTTGGGTTTGCCAATATTTGCCGAAGCCATTGAGGAGCTGAAAGATCTCGACATTGCATATAGCAGGAACGCAAAAGAAATCCTTGATTCTAAGCGGACTGTTCTAGCAGATGACAGATTGTTGATGCCGAGTGGCTCACCTGTCTCCGCTATGACACCACAGGCAATGGAACACAGATGCTCAGAAATGAGTTTACCAGATTATGTGAAAAACGTATTCGGACAGGATGAAAAAGAGTTTTACCAAGAGATTAACCCGATTCTCAACACAGATACCCGTATAAGCGGCATAAATGCCCTCCTTGGACAGATTGGATATAAGGTCGGATTCTCTAATGGATATTTTGTATTTAATGAAAAAAGCGGAATACAAACAGCCACAGAGGTAGAAGCAGGACAACAGAGGTCTGTACAATTTATCAAGGACGTAAGAGACCAATTAGACAAAAGCATAAAACAAGTAGTATATGCGTTGAGCGTATATGCAGATTTATATGGATTGGCCCCAGTCGGTGCATATAAAGTTCAGTGCAACTTTGGCGAAATGGCATATTCTTATGAGAGAGACCGAGACAATTGGTGGAAGTATCGCTTACAGGGTGACTGCCCTCCTTGGATGTATTATGTCAAATTCGAAAATATGACAGAATCCGAAGCGAAAGCAATGGTCAAAGAAGCTCAGCCAGACGAACCGAAATTATTTGGAGAGGAGTGAGAAAATGGCCGATACATTCAAGGGAATAATCACAGCAGATGGGAAGAAGAGACAGTTACCTTATGGAAGTGTTCTCGAAACGCCTGTATCTGATAAAACATTATCTGCGGACGGCGCTTTTGCAGATGCTAAAGTAACAGGGGACAAATTCAAAGAAGTAAAGGCGGAAACTAATTCACTAAAGGAAGATTTAGTTAACTTAGAGAATGGTACATGTATTTTAAAAGGAGAATTTGACGTTGGTAATATCAAAAGTTCTACTGGCGAATATGAACGTGATTATATTTATCAGGTATCGAATAAACATCCCATTTCCTATGATACAAATTTAATATTATATATTAAAGATGGATTTCAAGTTGCTTTTTCTTGGTATGATAACGATGGTAGTTTTATAAAAAAAGATTCGTTTATAAAAAATAGAAAAGTAATAACGGCAAATACAAAGTTTTCGGTGACTATTTTAAAAACAGGAATTACAACTGGAATTGCTGATGTTCACGAATATTTAAGCGCAATAACATATGAATGGGAATTGATAAATTTAACTTACAGAAATGATATATTAAAGAATTACATGAAATTTGTATATGGAACTTTATCAAACGGTATTCCAGTTTCAACATCTGCATCAAGATTTAGAAGCAAAGATATTTCTTGTGCATATTATGATACCACTTTTAGGTCGTTGGAAGATAGATTTGTTTTAGCATATCATTCTTATGATGAAAATGGTAATTTTTTATATGATAGTGGGTGGAACTATGAAGTATCAGTAAGCAAAGGCACTAAGTATAGACTATTATTGAAAGATACTATGGAGGAATATAAAGAAAATGATATAGAATTAATTACAGAAAAATATGTTGCATCATATAGTGGCATAGAAGGCAATAGACATCTTATAGATGAATTAATTGGTAAAAAACCGGTAAATAATTTTAATGATTATACTGTTATAATGGCTCATCGAGGATATTCAAGTATTGCTCCAGAAAATACAATGCCAGCTTTTGAATTGGCATATAAAAATGGCTGTAGGTGTATTGAGACTGATGTTGTTTATACATCTGATAGAATACCAGTTTTATCTCATGATATTAATATTAATAGAACTGCTAGGGACAAAAATGGAAACATGTTGCCAGAAACTGTTAATATTTCTACTATTACTTATAACGATGTTAAACAATATGATTTTGGAATTTGGAAAGATGTGAAATATAAAGGAACGGAAATATGCACACTTGAAGATTTCTTGTATTTCTGTAAGGTAAAATCGGTACAGCCTATTATCGAATTAAAAAGAGGCTACGACAATAGTTGGATAAAAGGCGCGTATAATGTGGCAAGTAAATTGGGAATGCTTGATAAGGTTGTATGGAATTCTTTTGAGCATTCGTTTTTAACATATATACACAGTCTATGTGATTTTACTAATTTTTTTGTAAATGTAGATAGGGATATAGATGAGGATGCAATAAATATAGCAATCAATCTTAAAACAAATAGTAATGCTGTTTATATAGGTTCTACAGTTGAGAAACTTACTTCAAATGGCGTTTCTAAAGCGTTGTCAAACAATATCCAAGTAGGCGTTGGTACAACAGATGAAAAATCTGTAGCAAAAGAGTTTGCAAAAAATGGAGTACATTTTGTTTGCACAAATGCGTTGTTGATCGATGATTTGTATTAAAGTAATGAAGTATGTTACATTACTAATTAACTAAAGAGGACTTTAGTTAACCAGTAAAATTCAAAACATGTACCACGACTTTTGACGAAAGAGGTGATATACTATGCTTAGTCCAGAATATTTACGGCAAATTACAGAGGGCAGTGAACAAATTGCCGAAGAACTGCATCAGTATATCATCTCTGAGATCGTGCCGAGAATGATGGCAAGAATCGGCAGAGGTGAGGACTACATTCTGACCAATGCCGATGCGTGGAGAATCAGAACGCTACAGGAATCTGGTGAACTGTTAGAGGACATTCTGGCAGAATTATCCAAATACACCAAACGCGAGCAACAGGAACTTCTTGAAGCGTTTGAAGATGCCGGAATCACTGCAATGAACTATGATGATAAGGTATATAAGGCGGCAGGATTAAGCCCCGTACCGCTCGAACAATCTCCAGCTATGATAAGGCTCATGGAACGAAATATGCTTGCAACCATGGGCGAGTGGAAGAACTTTACACAAACAACTGCAAGTGCCGCTCAGAGGCTATATATCGAACAATGTGACCTTGCATACAATCATGTGATGACTGGGGCAGTTGGATATACGCAAGCCATCAAAGAGGCAGTTAATAACGTTGTGAGTGATGGTGTTACGGTCACATATCCATCTGGCAGAAAAGACACGATCGAAACAGCAGTAGCACGTTCTGTCAGAACCGGCGTGGCACAGGCTACTGGAGATATATCCCTCAAACGCATGGAGGAAATGAACTGGGATTTAGTTCTGGTCAGTGCTCACATGGGAGCCAGAACTGGTGATGGCGGAGAGAATCCGGGGAATCACGCATGGTGGCAAGGAAAGATATACTCTCGTTCTGGCAAGAGCAAGAAATTTCCGCCGTTCTCATTGACCGGATATGGAACAGCAAGCGGACTGTCAGGAGTTAACTGTCGGCATAGCTTTGGAGCAAGTGACGGGGAATTTAATCCTTATGCAGAACTATCAGCACAGGATAAAGCCGACAAAGGTAAACAGTACGAAAAGGAACAGCGACAACGTACTTACGAGCGAAGAATCCGCAAGACGAAACGTGAAGTCCTTGGAATGCAATCGGCGGTTGATAACTGCAAGGATGAACAGGCAAAATTCGCATTACAGCAAGATCTTGACCGGAAGTCTTATCTTTTGCAGAAACAAAATGCTACATACAAAGATTACTGCAAGCGGAACGACCTGAGAGAACTGCAAGACCGGCTCATGATCGCTAAGTGGAACCGCCAGAACGCCGCAAAAGCCAGAAGGGCAGCAAAAAGATATAAAACAGCAAAGGGGATTGACTGATGGACAGATGGGAATATTACAATCCGAATCCTGCTGGGAATCGAGTCGGAGATTGCGTTGTCCGGGCAATATGCAAAGCAACTGGCTTCGACTGGGAAACGGTATTCGCCGGATTAATGATACAGGCATGCGCTCTGTCAGATATGCCATCAGCTAATTACGTTTGGGGAGCGTACCTCTACAAACATGGGTACAGACGCAAACTGATTGAACAATCAGAACGATATATCTATACAGTCAACGATTTTTGCGCAGATCATCAGACAGGCACATACATTCTCTGCATAGATGGTCATGTGGTGACAGTACAAGATGGTAAATATTATGATACATGGGATTCCGGAAATGAAGTCCCGGTATATTACTGGGAAAAGGAGTAGCTAAATGAGCATACAGGAATTTATTCAGTTTTTTCTTTCAATCTGTGGAGGAGTATCAATTATTGGAGGGGCAGCAGCTGTTGTTTTTAAATGGATTACTCCGGCATTTCGACTCAACAAGCGAGTTGAGACACTGGAAGAACATGATAAGCGAGATTACGAGAGTCTTCAGAGGATTGCGGAACGTGATTCATTGATTCTGGAAGTATTGTCGACCATGTTGGACAGCCAGATTAGCGGGAATAACGTTGAGGAATTAAAAAAAACAAAACAGAAGCTTACAAATTATCTTGCGCAGAATCAGCGTTAATTGCATTAATAAGGGGTATGCTCATGAAATTATATGTGTTCACGAAAAAAGATATAGACAGGTTCTTGAGGGAGTGTAATTTCACACCGGACGAAGAAAGACTGTTCCGGCTGAGATGCAAGGAATATACGCTTGAATACTGCGCTGAACAAATGAACGTGAGCATATCTACCGTAAAGAGATTAAGCAGAAGAGTAAACAGTAAGATTATAAAAGTATGCTAAAAGGAGAGGCAATTTACCCCTCCTTCTTTTTATGCAAAATCTTCTTTTACAGCTCTTTCAAGTAGCTTTATAACATATTCTGGTGGAGTTCGCTTGCCACTCTCCCAGTTTTCTATGCTTCTTTTAGGAATACCATATTTTTCAGAAAAAGCTTGCTGGCTCAGATTTGTAAAATTCCTTAATTCCTTTACATCCATATATTAACCTCTCGTTTCTTCCCAATCGCCATCGTCAAAAATGGTAACCTGTCTATGTATCGTCTGCATCCAGTCTTCACCAGTGAAATTTCCGAACGGATCTCGGCTTTTTCTCGGTACTTCCTGTTCTAATTTCACATAACGACACCACGTAGATTCGTCTTTTACTATTTTCCATCCTTTTTCAATTAATTGCTTAATCCTTTCTTCGCCCGTCATTTTATTATCCTCCCTTGACTATATTTTTACCTTCGTGGTATAATGTCTTTGTCACTTACAGAGGGATGTTCTGTAAGCGGAGTGCCTAACGATTCCGGGCACCACGGATTGAAATAATAATTTTAGGTATAAAGAGCTAGTTTTGCATGCTTAGCTCTTTTTACTTTGCATTTTTTCCGTCTCCATAACATTTATAAAACGCTTCAACCAGCTCTGCCAGTTCCTGCGGCGTGAGCTTTTCTTTTAGGTCATCCGGGATACGATTGTAATTGCGCGCAAAGGTTTCAACACAATCTCCAATTTTGCATGCCTTTTTGACCTGTTCAAGTTTGTACATTGCTCCGATTTCTTCAGCTGTAAACATCCCTTTTCTAAGAGCTTCACGGCCTTCTTTGTCTCGATCAAGCCCCAATGATTTTATCGCTACTTTCTTACTAATGACTCCGATTCCTTGTATTTTCATTTTAATCCTCCTTTATTATAAAACGCGATATCTCACGATATCTTCAACTTTCTCAGGACTTCCATACCAGTATTTTTCGTCTGGATTCCATTTAAGCCCAAATTCTTTTAAAGTTTTCCTACAATTAAAAGTATTTCCAGAAACAACTCCGTCTCCAAGGTTAAAAAGAACTTCGCATCCATCAAGGAAAGCATTGAAATATTTGCCAAGCTTTGCGAGCTTGAGATCTTCTTTAGCTTTTTCCCATGCTCTTTTAAGTGCTACAGAAATAGTACATTTACACTGTCTTACGATACTCCATGCATTTTTCATGATTTCTGATTTGTTATACTTCATAATGCTTACCTCCTAAATGATTCCTTATTTCCTCTTGTTGATATTATAATACCACCCAGTGAGTGATATGTCAATACTTTTTTGACACTTTTTCGAACTTTTTAGATTGATATATCTATGTAAAAATATAATCAGAAAGGCGGTGCATAAGATGGCATTATATAACAATCCTTATCAATACAGTTTTGGCGTTCCGGGACAGATGAATCAGTTCCAGCAACAGCCTGTCCAGATGCCGGCTCAAACAGTACAGCAACCACAGCAGAATAATAGCGGTATCCTGTGGGTATCCGGCGAAGTCGGCGCAAAATCCTATCTGGTAGCACCCGGGACAAGTGTTTTACTAATGGATTCAGAATCAGAGAAATTCTATATAAAATCCACAGACGTTTCCGGTATGCCACAGCCATTACGGACGTTTGAGTATCATGAAGTAGGCGCTCAGATGCCACCTAAACAGACTGCTCAGAACATGGACAGTAAATACGTCACCAGACAGGAATACGACGATTTAAAGGGCAAATACGAAGCTATCATAAACCGATTAAATTCATTTTCTGAACCTATTAGAGCTAATACTGTACAGGAATCAGCAATCAATGGAGGAAATGCAGATGAGTAATCCATTATTTAACACACTTGGCGGTGGGATGCCACAGGGAAACGGACCAATGCAGATGATACAACAATTCATGCAATTTAAACAGAATTATAAGGGAAACCCAAAAGAAGAAGTTCAGAAAATGTTGCAGTCTGGAAGGATTTCGCAGCAACAGCTTAATCAGGTTCAACAGATGGCAGGGCAGTTCCAAAATCTGCTGAAAAATATAAAATAGTACATTACAATCTGGCCAGATTGATGTAAATACAAAAAAGGAGATTATAACTATGGATGGAAATTTAACAGCATCAGACGTTGCTCTTTTGACCGGGAACAACAGAAATGATGGAATGTTTGGCGGAGATGGCGCATGGTGGCTTATCGTGCTTTTCTTGTTCGCATTTTGCGGATGGGGAAACAACGGCTGGGGCAATAATGGAAACGGCGGAGGATATGTAGCTACAGCAGCTACTCAGGCAGATATTCAGAGAGGATTCGACAATTCCGCTGTGATCAGCAAGCTTGACGGAATCAATAGCGGCCTGTGTGATGGCTTCTATGCCATGAATAATGGTATGCTTACCGGATTCAATGGAATCAACACCAACATCATGCAGACTGGTTTCGGCATTCAGCAGGCTATTAATGCTGACACTGTAGCAAATATGCAGAATACCAATGCACTCCAGGCACAGCTTGCAAACTGCTGCTGCGAAACCAGAGAAGCAATCCAGGGCATAAACTACAACATGGCACAGAATACCTGTGCATTGCAGAACACCATGAACAGTAACACAAGAGACATTATCGACAGCCAGAACGCCGGAACAAGGGCAATCCTTGATTACCTGTGCAACGAGAAGATATCCAATCTCCAGGCTGAAAATAACGACCTCAGACGTGCCGCTTCTCAGGATCGTCAGTCTGCATTGCTTACAACTGCAATGGCTTCACAGACACAGCAGCTCATTAATGCGATTAATCCAGCACCGATTCCGGCATATCAGGTTCCTAACCCGAACACATATTACGGATGCGGATGCAACACCGGATGTAATTGTTAACAACTTCATATCGAGAGTATCTTTCGATTGATTCGGATGTCGGCTTATGCCGTATTACACAGAGGGGCAGGCTGAGACCTGTCCTTTTGTGATATGAAAGGAGTATTTTTATGGCAGAATTTACAAATGTAGCTGCTCAGACTGTAGCAGCAAATGGAAACGTAGTATTTTCAAACACAGCAGTTAAAGGCTCTAACTGCATTCAGCACAGGGAAGGAAGCGGGATTATTACGCTGAGAGGGCTTACTAACCAGTGCAAGGCTAGATTTTTCGTGGACTTCTCTGGTAATATTGCAATTCCAACAGGTGGTACTGTCGGGGCTATCTCTCTGGCTATTGCAATATCTGGTGAGCCGGTTCTTTCTTCTCAGATGATTTCCACACCGGCAGCAGTAGACCAGTACAACAATGTGTCCTCTGGAATCTATATTGATGTACCTCGCGGATGTTGCGTTAATATCGCAGTAGAGAATACAAGCGATCAGGCTGTTTCTGTTGCGAACGCAAACATTGTTGTGACCAGAGAAGCATAGGAGGTGTGATTATGAGAGACATTAAAGACTTATGTGCAAGAATTGAAGACGAACTGTCCAAAATTGCTGACAGTGGGCTGACCACTGGAAATCTGGAAATGACATACAAACTGATTGATATGTATAAAGATATCAAGAATACGCAGTACTGGGACAAGAAAGTGGAATATTACAATACTGTCCTTGATGAGATGCGTGGTGGCTACAATGACGATTACAGCGAACGTGGAAGAAAGCGCGACAGCATGGGGAGATACAGCTCAAATGACGGCAGAATGATGCCGGATTACGACAGGGGTAGTTCTTATGCCAGACGCGGTGAGCATTATGTCAGAGGACATTACAGCCGTTCTGATGGGCGAGATGCTTACGATGACTATATGACGCAGAAGCAAAGCTATCGTTCCGGCAAGTCTGAGGACTGTAAGAGGAAGATGCTTGCCGCATTGGAAGAACACCTTGACGAGCTTACTACAGAAATGAGCGATATGTCCAAGGATGCAGAGTGTAGGGAAGAACGTGATCTTGTCAAGAGATACGTGGAAAAACTTCGGGATATGCTCTAATTTGATGAAACATGTACCACAACTTTTTGAAGGTTCTGTGATACAATATATTCGTAGGGAAGATTTGTAAGCAGAAATGCTTGACATAGACATTTTTATTGCTTTCCTCCTTTCTTTAAGCAGATGCGTGTCCTTAATAGAAACAGGTTCGGGGTGGAATCTGGAGGTTGAAAAGCGGATGCAATTTCCGACACGTATCATTGCCGCTAGTGCATGGCGGCATACCTCCTTGTGAGCATATAACTGAACAGTGAAATCCAACCCGTGCAGAGGTGTGCGGCCGTATAGGCGGTGTTGACGTAGCCCGAAACGTCTCGTGTTTAGGCATAGCACGATAAATACCTTGCTAACCCGGGAATCCGGGTTATGTGGAATGTACGCTAGTGGAAAACTGACAGGGTCGCGCTCTGGTCTCCGGTTCGATTCCGGGCATTCCGCTTTGATTTGGTTAGAATTACGCTGTCTGTATACAGATGGTCTATGATTCGACTGAATTTATCTCATGAGAAAAGGTTATTGCTTATCCTGCTGTCTGGTGTCCGGATCAAAAAGCATAATGAAATGTAGCTCAGTGGTAGAGCAACATCCGCATAGGGTGCGTGTCGGCGGTTCGATTCCGCCTATTTCATTACCCTGCCAGTGGTCTAACTGGCTTAATCCACTTACCTGCGGCGGCAGGTCAATAAACACGACCAGGAGGATATATATGCAGAAACTTATTGACACATTAAAATCATTTGGAATTGAGATCCCAGAGGACAAGCAGGCAGATGTGAAGAAGGCACTTTCTGAGCATTACAAGAATGCTAAAGAAGTAGCGAAAACTCTGTCGAAAGTCGAAGGAGAACGCGACAGCTGGAAGGAACGTGCTGAGACAGCAGAAGAAACCTTAAAAGGCTTTGACGGTATCGACCCGGCAAACATTCAGACAGAGCTTGCTGGATGGAAGAAAAAAGCGGAGGACGCAGAGAAAGAATTCAATGCGAAAATCTACGAAAGAGATTTTGACGATGCTCTTAAAACTGCATTGGAAAATGTTAATTTTTCATCTCCAGCAGCTAAAAGATCTGTTACTGCTGATATCAAATCAGCTGGTCTTAAGCTTAAGGACGGAAAGATTCTTGGACTTAATGATTTACTTGAACAGATGAAACAGGATGAACCTGATACATTTGTAGATGAAAGTCAACGGCAGGCTCAGCAGCAACAGGCGAGATTTGCAACAGCGCGGATTGGACATCAGCAGACACCGGGAAGTATGACCAAGAAAGATATCGAAGCAATCAAAGACCCGTCCGAGAGACAGGCTGCAATTGCTCAGAATATCCAGTTATTCCAGTGATTTTTTACACCGACTATACGCCAGAGTATAGCCGCTAACCCAATACCTTAACAATTATGGGTAGAAAGGATTTTTTTATGCCAGCAAAAACAAATCTTATTATGACTAATGATATTCAGGTCACAGCACGTGAGATTGATTTTGTTACCAGATTCGAAAGAAACTGGCAGCACTTACGCGATATTCTGGGTATCATGAGACCTATCAAAAAACAGCCAGGTGCTGTACTCAAGTCCAAATACGCAGAGGGTACTTTGCAGAGCGGAAATGTTGGTGAGGGTGAGGAAATCCCTTACAGCAAGTTTACTGTAAAAGAAAAGAACTATGCGGAAATGACTATCGAGAAGTACGCAAAGGCTGTATCTATCGAAGCAATCAAGGATCACGGTTACGAGAACGCTGTTCAGATGACTGACGACGAGTTCCTTTTCCAGCTTCAGACTGATGTTACCGGCAGATTCTATGATTATCTGAAAACCGGTACACTTACTTCCACAGAAACTACATTCCAGATGGCTCTGGCAATGGCTAAAGGCCGTGTTGAAAACAAATTCAAACAGATGCACAGAAATGTGACTGGCGTCGTTGGATTTGTCAACATTCTGGACGTATATGAATACCTCGGAGCAGCTGAGATCACTATTCAGAATCAGTTCGGTTTCCAGTACATGAAGGATTTTATGGGATTCAACACAATATTTTTACTGTCTGACAGTGAAATCCCGAGAGGACAGGTTATCGCTACTCCTGTTGAGAACATCGTACTTTACTATGTAGACCCGAATGAATCTGACTTTGCAAGAGCTGGTCTTGTATACACCGTATCTGGCGAGACAAACCTGATCGGATTCCATACACAGGGTAACTATCACACAGCAGTGTCCGAAGCGTTCGCAGTTATGGGACTTACTCTTTTTGCGGAGTACATTGATGCAATCGCAGTAATCACCATTGATGAAACACCAACACTTGGTACTCTGACAGTAAATTCCGTGGCTGGGACAGAGAGTGGTGATACAAAAATCACTGTAAATCCGGCTAAGGAAAATGTCAACAACGTATATAAATACAAAGTTGCAACAGAAGCAGTAACTGTTGGATACGGACAGAATCTCAGAAACTGGAGTACTTGGGATGGAAAAGCCGATATCACAGCGGCAACCGGGCAGAAAATCACAGTGGTTGAGTGTGACGGAACATACAAGGCACTGAATGCCGGAAGCGCAAGCGTAACAGCAAAATGATGATCGATTAGGAGGTAGCTGGCATGGCTTATGCAGATTATGATTTTTACACAGAATCCTATTATGGCAATGTCGTGCCAAAAGCTGACTTTGATCGTCTGGCAGCCAGAGCCAGCGATTTTATTGATACATTGACATTTGATAATTTGGTGGACGGACTGCCAGCTGATAAGCGTTCACAGAAACGTATTAAAAAGGCGGTCTGTTCACTGGCTGAATTAATGTATCAGATTGAGCTTGCTGAAAAGAATGCAATCAGTCAATCGTCTGCTGGTGCTACCGACACGAATGTCGGTCACAAATCAACAGGCGTTGTAACCTCTGTATCATCTGGCAGTGAATCCATTTCCTACGCCACGCCTCAGCAGATTGGAGCGAGTGCAAAGGAATGGAGTGCAGTATACAGTGTTGCTGGAGATGTACAGAAAACAAATGACTTACTTTTAAAGACAGCTTTACCGCTTCTGATGGGAGTAAGGACGGATGAAGGAGTACCAATTTTATATGCAGGAATGTAATATTAATGTTCTCGGGACGGTTTACAAAATTAGTCCAAAAGAATTAAAAAATGCAGATGTTGACGGCTACACAGACAATACATCAAAAGAAATTGTTATCAGAACAGACAACGCAAATAATGTTGGTGATTTTGATTCCTTACAGAAAAAGCAGTTGAGACATGAAATTATTCATGCGTTTTTGTCGGAAAGCGGATTGCAGTGCAACTGGCAACATACAGAGCAGTTCGGACATGACGAAACTACGGTTGACTGGTTTGCTATTCAGTCACCGAAAATTTTTAAAGTATTCAATGAACTTAAATTAATGTGAGGTGAAAAATAATGGATATTTCAACATTAGGCTCATGCGTAGCAATCGTTATGATTTGCTACATCGTAGGAATGGGCTGTAAAGCATCAAAAAGAATCTCTGATGAATGGATTCCAGTAATCATGGCGGTTACTGGTGGAATCCTTGGAGCGGTCGGAATGGGAATTATCCCGGATTTCCCGGCAACGGACTATATCACGGCGGTTGCGGTCGGTATGTTTAATGGATTGTCGGCCACTGGTGTGAATCAGGTTATTAAGCAGACAGTGCAGAAATAATAATTAAGGAGAGGGTATCATGTACGAAAAAACTTTGACGATTTTCAATTATTATGAGAGTCCGACAACAAGAGATGCGTACTGGTATCCTCATGTACTATCTGGTGTTGACCTCATTACGGACAAAGGGGCAATCCTTAAAAAGTACGGACCAGATGCAACTGACAACGCACAGTTACACGTTCGATATACCGTCCAGAACGGCGATATAACCATTGCTGACAAGAATGGTAAGATTCTTCCATGGGTGCCGCCTAAAGAGTGGAAGCAGCAGATCAACAACGCTCTGGAAGACACTATCACATTCTCAGATGAATCGTTCTTCTGGGAGGGTGAGTGGACTGGTGGAATAGTAACCGATGGCGATTACCGAAATGGATTCTATCAGTACATGAATGAGAATAAGGATAACGTGTTCAAGATTACCAGTGTAGGCGGTCCATATACACTGATTCCGCATTTTGAGATTCTGGGTAAGTAATATGAGTAAAATTCATCATTTCAAAGGATTCTCTGTAGTTGATGGAGATATGAAAATTAAACTGAATATGGATAGATTCTCCAGACAGTATCAAGAAGCCCAGTACCTCCTTGATGGAATGGTTATGGACAGTATGATAGAGTTTATGCCAATGATTTCGGGAGATTTTATTGACCGAACAAGAGCCAAAAGTACATCGATGCAAGGGACTGGATTTGTATGTGCGGCGGCAGAACCAGATGGACGTTTTCTTTATTTTGGAAAAACCATGGTCGACCCCGCAACAGGTAGCACATGGGCAAGACACGATGCGGAAAAGGTTCTTGTGAGTCAGTATTCTGGCAAGACGAACGCAAAGGAGAATCTTCAATATACAAAATCACCGCATACTCAGGTACAAGCTGAATGGTTCGATGCCGCTAAACGAAAATACGGCAGTACATGGATTCGTAAAGTAAAAGCACAGGCAGGAGGTGGCAGACATGGCAGATAAACCTATCGGAAAAGATGCAACTGGATATGAGATTCTGACAGATGCCATGAAAGCACTTCTGAGCCAGTATCCGGGACTGTACGATAATGAAACAATCAAATTTGAGGAACTCGGCAAGGAATCAGGAATTGCATTCTCGGCAGACAACGGGGCGTTGGTCTATTCAGAAAAAGAAGATGTTTGCGGAATAATGCACCAAATTTGTCAGTACCCATTTTATGTAGTGTACCGAACAGCATCCGACAAGGAACGGCAGAAGTTATCTGTTCAGAAGTTCCTGGATAATCTCGGTAAATGGATATGCCGAGAACCAGTTATCATAAATGGCTCTGAGACACGTTTAAATGCGTTTCCTGAGCTTTCACAGGGGCGAGTGATAAAACGCATCACCCGTGACAACTCCTATGGTTTAGAGCCACAGGAGAGTGGTGTACAGGACTGGTTATTGCCATTATCGGTACGCTACGAAAACACTTATGAAGTAATATAACAAGTAACAACCGGCTATCAGTTGGAGATAGTCGCTAACCTACACAGCCTTTTAAAAGTTATAGGCAGAAAGGACATTTCTATGGCAGTTACAGGAAAGATTGACCGTAAATATATGGCTCATTATATTGACGCAGGTTCCCTCTGTGGAGGGCTGACACCGAAATATGAGCGTCTTGGAAAAGATCTGGAAGAGTATAACGTTGAACTCAACCCGGATACCGAAACATCTAAAAACATTCTTGGAGAATCCACATTTAAGCATAATGGCTATGAGGTATCTTCTGATGCTGATCCGTTCTATGCGGATACCACATCTGACTTGTTCGGAGCATTACAGAAGATTGTAGATGGACGTCTCAAAGACGATAGCCTCAAAACAAAAGCAGTTGAGGTTCATCTCTGGACAGAAGCCACAGCAGGCAAGTATGAAGCATATCAGCAGGACTGCTACGTTGTGCCGACATCCTACGGTGGAGACACATCTGGCTATCAGATTCCATTTACTGTCAACTATGTTGGCGAACGTGTAAAAGGAAAATTTGATACCAGTTCCGGTACATTCACAGCTGACAGTGAATAAGCACATACACAAGGAGGATATGCTAAATGGCAAAAGTAATTAATACCAAAATTGATGATGGAATTTTTACATTCACGTTTACCAACAACGAAGACGAAGTTTTTTCTTCTTTCAAGCTTAACCCGACTGATATCAATGTAGCAGCACGTGCGGAGGAACTGGGAGAGTACTTTGACCAGCTTAAAAATTCTATTCAAAAAGTCACATCTGGTAAGGAAGTGGCAGAACTGAACAAACAGATCGAAGACAAAATCAACTATCTGCTCGGATATGAAGCATCAAAAGACCTGTTCAAGGAGCCGATCACAGCAACTACTGTATTCGGTAATGGTCAGGTATTCGCATATATCGTTCTGGATAAGATCGCAGAAGCAATTGCACCGGAAATTGAAAAGAGAAAAAAGAAAATGCAGACGGCAGTCAATAAGTACGTGGAGAAATATACAAAATGACCGCCTATGAGCTACCCACCTCACTGAACATAAGTGGGGTGGATTTTTCTATCAGAACGGATTTTCGCGCGATTATTGATATTCTCATAGCTATGAATGATCCAGAACTGGACGAGCAGGCGAAAGCAGTTGTTATGTTACAGATTCTGTTTGAGGACTGGCAGAGCATACCGGCTGAGTGCTTGGACGAAGCTTGCCAGAAAGCATCGGAGTTCATCGACTGCGGACAGTTGGACGATAATTCAAACTACCCGAAGCCCCGTTTAATGGACTGGGAACAGGACGGAGATATGATTGTACCGGCTGTAAACAAGGTTGCCGGAAAAGAAATCAGATCTATACCATATATGCACTGGTGGACATTCTTCGGATATTTCATGGAATCCGGTGAATGTCTGTTCAACACGGTCGTTGGAATCCGGTCAAAAAAGGCAAAGGGCGAAAAGCTCGATAAATGGGAAAAGAAATTCTATCAGGAAAATAAGAACATTATTGATATAAAAACACGTCTCAGCGAAGAAGAGCAAGCGTATAAAGATGCGCTGAATGAGATGTTAAACCTCAAATAGTTAGGAGGTGGACGCATGGCTGCTGATGGCTCAGTCATTATTGATACCAGAATGGATACAACCGGTGTCCAAAATGGCGTATCAGCTATAAAACAGTCATTTAACGGCCTTGGAAGTGCTGTAAAAAAAATCGGTCTGTTAATTGGTGGGGCTTTTGCTGTTGGTAAATTGGTACAGTTTGGAAAAGAGTGCGTGGAACTAGGCTCTGATCTGGTGGAAGTACAGAACGTGGTCGATGTTACATTTACCACCATGTCCGATAAAGTCAATGAATTTGCAAAGAATGCCATGACTTCTGCTGGCCTATCTGAAACTATGGCAAAAAGGTATGTCGGCACGTTCGGAGCAATGTCTAAGTCGTTCGGATTTTCAGAATCACAGGCTTACGACATGTCAACGGCCCTGACACAGCTGACTGGTGATGTGGCATCATTCTACAACATCAGTCAGGACTTGGCTTATATCAAACTGAAATCAGTGTTTACGGGTGAAACGGAAACATTAAAAGATTTAGGCGTGGTAATGACCCAGTCGGCACTTGACCAATATGCACTTGCAAATGGCTACGGCAAGACCACATCTGCAATGACTGAACAGGAGAAAGTTGCTCTCCGCTTTGCTTTTGTGCAGGAACAGTTATCAGCCGCATCTGGTGACTTCATTCGTACTTCTGACAGCTGGGCGAACCAGGTGCGAGTGATGCAGTTGCAGTTGCAGTCCCTCAAGGCAACAGTCGGACAGGGATTGATTAATATTTTCACACCTGTTCTGAAAGTAATTAATATCTTACTAGGTAAACTGGCAACTCTGGCGAATGCTTTCAAAAGCTTCACGGAGCTTATTACTGGCAAGAAATCTTCCGGTCAAACGAGCGGAAGTGGAGCGGGTCTTGCCGGAACAGACGCGATCGCAGATACAGCAGATCAGTATGGACAGGCAGCGGATAATGCAGAGAAACTGGCAGATGCCACGAACGACAATGCAAAAGCCACAAAAAAAGCGAATAAGGAAACAAAAAACTATCTTTCGTCACTTGATGAAGTTCACAAAGCCACATCTACTGGCAGCAATTCATCTTCCACACCATCTTCATCTGGTGGAAGTGGTGGAGCAGGTAACAGCGGTCTTCCGAGTTCAGTTGGTAATGTGGACTACGGAAATCTCGCAGAAGGTGAAACCGCGCTTGATAAGATTAGCGATTCCGCAAAGAAACTTGCTGACCTTCTCAAAAAACTCTGGAAACCGTTCCGGGAAGCATGGAAAAAAGAGGGTAAGAATACCATTGAAGCGGCAAAATTTGCGCTTGATGGGTTAAAAAAACTTGCTGTAAATGTAGGCAAAAGTCTTGTTGAAGTTTGGACAAACGGAACCGGCACAACAATGTTAGAAACCATGCTGAGAATTGCCCAGAATGCGTTAAAAACAATTGGCAGCATCGCATCTGGATTTGCGGACGCATGGGCTAAAAACAGTGTAGGAACGCAGATTATACAGAATATTGCAACTGCATTAGTTACTGTAATGCAGTTTGTGGAAAAAATCGCAGAGGATACAGCGACATGGGCGGCGAATCTCAACTTTTATCCGCTATTGGAATCTATCAGCAATTTAACCAGTACATTTGCACCAATTCTGGAATCCATTGGAAATGTTCTTGAATGGATTTACAAAAATATTGTTCTTCCGATGCTTGAATGGGTGATCGAAGTAGGACTTCCGACAGTGATCAATCTGGTATCGGATTTGGCTGGATTCTTTGCAGATCATCAATCAATCATTGAAGCATTTGGCGCAGCTCTGATCGGAGCATTTGCGGCAGCGAAGATTGCAGGCTTAGCTTCGAGAATCGCAGGAAGTATAACGACAGTAGCAAGTTTCATTAAGGGTCTTATTGCACTCATGACCGGCTCTGGCGGCATTATTGGTGGAATTAAAGCCATTGCGACAGCTGTCGGTCCGGGTGGAATTTTTATAGCGGCAGTAACGGCTTGCATTGCAATTGGCGTATTACTGTACAAAAACTGGGACAAGATTAAAGAAGTTGCAGGGGAAGTATGGGATTGGATTAAAAATAAAACATCAACATTTGTCAACGCTATAAGCTCTAGTCTTAAGAATCTCGCATCTAAAATTGTGACGATTTGGGATAATGTCAAATCCAGCGCATATCAAAAATGGACTGCAATTTGGTCAACAGTAGGAAATCTTGTTGAGAGAATTAAAAACGGTATAGTGGAAAAATTTACATCAGCCAAAAATAAGGTTGTCGATATATTTGGCGGAATTAAAGATACCATTCGAAAAATATTGAACAAGGTCATTGGCATTGTAAATAGCGCAATTGGAACTGTCAACAGTGCGATTGGTGGAATTGAATCTGCATTTTCTTTTGGCCCGTGGGAAGTGCCTACACCGTTCGGAAAGAAAACAATCGGATTTAGTGCAACATTTCCGAGAGTGCCAACAGTACCTTATCTTGCAAAAGGTGCGGTTATCCCTCCAAGATCAGAATTCCTCGCTGTGTTAGGAGATCAGAAGCAAGGAAACAACATCGAGGCACCAGAAGCTCTGCTCAGAAGAATCGTGCGTGAGGAATCAGGGCAGCAGAGTGGTGGTGATTACAGATTCACAGCTCAGATTAATAGACGGACTATTTTTGACGAAATTATAGACGAAGCAAAATTAAGACGCAGCACAAGCGGAAGAAATCCGTTTGAACTGGCATAGGAGGTGGAAACGTGGCAACTATTCCAAAAAGTATAACAAAACGATACAAGATGAACGGGGCCTCCATCTATCAGCCAGATAAAGATATGGGTTATAACCTCGAAACAACTTATTCAGAAGGTAGTAACCGTACGCAGTTCGGAAAAGCGTTGTTAACTCCATTGTTTACAGTCGAACAGTATAGCTATGAAGCATCAAACGTTCCAGTTATAGAAGCAAACAAAATTCTCAAAATTATCGCAAAAGGAAAAACTTTCAATTTGTACCATTGGTCGCTTTACCACATGGCATGGAGAACTGACCCGTTTTATGTCGGAAAAGCAAGCCTAACTATTGGAGAAATTTCGCCAGACTTAAAATTTGTATCAAAAATATCTTTTAACATGCAGGGGGTGAATCCACTTGATTAATGTATCTGATGCGTTCAAACAAAAACTACAGGACGGAGAAAGAGTCTGGCAAGAAGTGGAAATCATCTTTCCTGACGGAACTGTAAAAATAGTCAAAAATGAAATCATGGGTGAAAACTGCACCTTTTCCGATTGTGCAGAAAGTAGCAGCTTTCCGATTGGCTGCGTTGTTTGTAAATCCATGACATTGGAGTTGGACAACACTTCCGACCAGTGGAAAAACTATAACTTCTACATGGCGAAAGTCCATGCGTATCTTAAAATGCAGACCTCCGTAGCAAGTCCGGCTGCAACAGATGAATTGCTGGATGAAAACTATGACCCAATTCTTGACCAGAGTGGCGGTGCGATTCTGGCAACAAAAGCAGCGACAGAAGACAGAATCGAAACCATTGATAAAGGTATTTATACAATTACGACACCAGAACAATATGGCGAAATCCTTAGTTTTACCGCTTTGGACGATATGTATAAAACGAACGCAACTTATATATCTCATCTGGTTCTGCCACAGTCAATAGAGACTCTTGTTAGAGATGCGTGTGAGACTCTTGGTATTCCGTCAGAAGTCTCCATGGCTCATGGAAATCTGATCGTGTCAGAGATTCCGGAAAACATGACGTTTCGTCAGTTGTTCGGATGGGCAGCAATGCTTGAGACTGCGAACGCTCGCCTGGACAGCAGAGGATACTTGCGATTTATCAGATGGGATTTTTCCAATGTACAAGAAGATTACAACGCAGTAGTGGACGCTGATGGAAATGTAACATTTAAAGGCGGCGCAAGTATTGACTCAGAAAGTTTTATCAGTCCGACAGGGAACTGGACAATTGATAGTGATGGATTCTTGACACTGATCGAATCAGCAGCTGACACATCCGAAAAGCTCAAAGACTTTTTTACAAGTCCAACCGTTTCTAGTGATGATATTGTGATTACTGGAATCAAGCTAAAAAATAGAGAAAATGAAGCCATGTACGGAAGCACAGGATATGTTCTTAAATTGGAGAACGACCTTGTTGCGGATTCGGACTTGGACACGGTAGCTGCTCAAATTGGCGATTCCATAATTGGAGCTAAATTCCGTAACATGTCGGGAGAACTTGTATATAACCCACTCATTGAGTTTGGAGATATGGCATATACTTATGATCGCAAATGGAACAGATATATAACTCCGCTGACGGACGTTTCTTGTTCCGTTAATGGAAAGACTACTGTAAAAACTCAAGCCGACGACCCTATCAGAGGGCAGAGCAAGTTCCAGTCAGAATCCACTAAGGCAATCGTAGAGGCAAGACGACTTGTTAAAAAAGAACAATCAGCTAGAGAAAAAGCAGTAAAGAAATTAGAAGAAACCTTAAAAAATTCTTCTGGATTATATGAAACATCAGTCGCACAGGAAGATGGCAGTACTATTACATATCTGCATGACAAGCCTACACTTGCAGAATCAAAAAATGTAATTAAATTCACAGCAGAAGCCATTGGCGTATCCAATGATGGTGGCAAAACATATCCTTACGGTTTCTTTCTGACAGGCGATTTGATAGCAAAAATTCTGTACGCACATGGTATCAATGCTGATTATATTGACACAGGCGCACTGATTGTCAGAGATAGCGATGGAAACATAATCTTCCAGGTTGATATGGACACCAAAAAAGTAATCATCAGTGGTGATAATGTTGTAATTGGTGGTAGTTCTTTGCCGGATAAACTGACAAAAATGGACAACAATATTGCATCTGCCAAGAATATGACATTCCAGCTGTCGAACGATATGCAGACGATCACATCTGACGCAGACGGAAACATTCCGGTATTTCCAACAGTGGCAACTACAGCGAAAGTTATGTACGGCTCGTCAGATATCACAAATGATTGTAGCTTTACCGTGACGAAATCAGACAGTGTAACCGGCTCTTGGGATGTAGATACGCATACTTACACTGTCACAGGCTTGAGTGCAGACAATGGATGGGTGGATATTAAGGCAACGTACCTGATTAATCTTTCTATAACGAAGAGATTTACGATTTCCAAGCAGAAATCAGGGAAAAACGGAAAACAGCTTTATACATGGAGAAAATACGCATCCATGCCGGATGGCTCTGATATGAGTGATAGTCCAGATTATGTAAAACTTCTGGACAGCGCCGGAAGTCCCATACTGGACAGTACCGGGGATGAAATCTATACAGTCACAGAAGCAATCTATGTTGGAATTGCGGACAACAAAACTACAGAAACACCGTCTGATAATCCGAAAGATTACATTTGGAGCCGTTTTCGCGGTGAAGACGGAGCGGATGGAATTGGCATTCCGGGAGAGAACGGAGAAACTTCTTACATCCATACCGCTTATGCAAATAGTATTGATGGAACTGTGGATTTTTCCACAACTGATACAGATAGAATTTACATTGGTCATTATTCCGATTTCGAAAAGACGGACAGTGCAGACCCAGCGAAATATACATGGGCGAGAATGCGTGGAGAAGACGGGCCTCCAGGAAGAACGTATTACCTGAGAGCCAACGCAGGAGTCCTGATGATGGGACAGGATAAGAAAATAACTCCTAATCCATTCAATGTTCATGCGTATTACAGAGATGGACAGGGTGACGAAGCAACTTTTAAAACCTGGTGGGTAGTAGAATACAGCAAAGATGCCGGAAAAACATGGACAAAAATGGCCTTTAATTCACAGACCAGTGGAATAACTATTAATCCAGATAGCTATTCTCTTGGTGCTGACGGGATGATACGTGCAACAATTTATACGGATTCCGGAAGAACTAAAATTGCCGATCAGCAGACATGGCAGGTTGCTGTTGACGTTGGCATGCTTACGCAGGAGCAGATTGTTGAGATATTGTCCAATAATGGAGAATTTAAAGGTCTCTACTATCTGAATGGACATCTGTACATCAGTTTAGACGCATTGATGGGAAACGCCGCAATTCTAGGTGGAACCAAAAACGGAAACGGATACCTAAAGATTAAAGATAAAAAAGGCACCGTGAAGGGACTGATAGATTACTCAGGCTACACTGCATTTACAAGCTATGAAGAAAATTCTACGCGCATGAAATATACAGGAATTTGTTTTTCAGATACTGGAATAAATCCTGTTAGTGCCGAGAAATACTTTAGCAGCACTGCGGACATTGAATACGTTGAAACGGCGTGGGGAATCGACTGGACTGCCGAAGAGCTTAATATTAGTGCAACAGAAGTATCGGCTGATACCGGTACATTTGGAGATTTAACTGTTACCAATTCTGCATCTTTCACAAAATCGCCAAAGATAGAAGACATGGAGTATACGACATCATCAAATACTGTTTGTTGGGATGGACGTACAGGATACAAACAACTGATGCTGAAAGCTTCATCTTCAAAGCGCTATAAAGACATTGGAAACGATATTTCAGAGCAAGAAATTGAAAACTGGTACAATATTAAACCAACGCGGGCGAAATATAAAGAGGGATATCTAGTTAAAGGGGACGAGAACGAAGGAAGATATATCCCGATGTTTATTGTCGAGAATGTAGAAGCATTCTTTCCAGAAGCTACTCGGCATCAAAACGGACTTGTTGAGGACTGGAACGAACGTATCATGATACCGGCTATGTTTGCGATGATTAAAAGCCAGAAAGAACAGCTTGACCGACAGGAGAAACTAATTAATCAGCTCTATAAAAAGCTCAATATAGAAAAGGAGAATTAATATGGCAAAATTTAATGAATATCCGGCAAAAACAACACCAAAAGATGCAGATAAATTTATGCTTTACAGTGCGGAGGATGCGGCAAACAAGCTAATTGATTACGATAAGCTTGCTGATGCGGTACTCAATAAATTGACATCAAAGACCTTCGGACTGGATCAGGGAACGATGACGTTACCGGCCGCGCTTAACCAATTAAATAGTAACTCGTTCCCATACAGAAACATTACTTCTCTTACTGATGAAAGAAACGTACAATTCCGATTCTCTGTCGTCGAAAATATTACTGTGGGTACTAAAACTATTCCGCTATATACTAAAGGAATTATAATGGCTTACACTGATGCTATAATGATTGGAGTATTCGGTGCAGGCGATACTTCCGAATTGTATATTGGATACCGCAGCCAAAATACATGGATAATCAACTGCATAAAATAGTAACTCGTCCGGACTCAAATTCATTGACGGAGGAACAATTACTCAAGCGGAGGCACAATCAGCCGATCAAGCGGCACAAATTGTTTTTGATAATAAGATACCTGTAAGTGAAGGAATAATAGTTTTTGTAAATTTTATCTTTGCATTTAGATATTCAATGATCGTCCAAAAATATGGAAGGGGAGATTATGGTGCGTACATTTTATTTGGATGCAATGTTCCAACTCTTACTTATCACACAAAAACAGCTGGAACATGGAACTAAAAATTTTCCTACTCCTGTTTAGTTAACTAAGAGACTTTAAAAATTTCATAAATATGTTTCATGATTTCATGAAAGGAGCTGATAAATATGGAAATTAAAGGTATTGACGTATCATCGTGGCAAGGGAAACCGGATTGGGCAAAAGTATCGAATTCTGGAATTAAGCTTGCAATTTTGAGAATTCATCAGAAATCCGGCACAGATGCATCATTCGAACACAACTACAAGGGCTGTAAATCCAATGGAATTCTTATTGGTGGATATAAATACAGTTATGCTTTAACACCGGCACAGGCGATTGACGAAGCTGAGGACGTACTTTCCGTTCTTGGTGGTCGTGGACTTGATTTTCCAGTATTCTATGACCTTGAATGGAGTCAGCAGAGAAGCCTTGGAAAACAGGCTATCGAGAATATTGCAGTAGCATTTCTGACCAGAATTAAAAAAGCCGGTTATAAGGTCGGTATCTACTGCAATCTGGATTGGTACAATAATGTTCTGTCAGATGCTCTGAAACAGTATGATTGTTGGATTGCTCGTTATTCGGCTAACGAAAACGGTTCTGTACAGGAAAGATTGTGTCCAAATGTTGGTGTAGGCTGGCAATATTCCAGCAAGGGAAAAGTTCCAGGAATTAATGGAAATGTTGACATGGATGTGTTCTACAAGGACTACAGAGATTCTAACCAGAAAGGAGAAACTAAAATGGTAAAAATCAGTAACTGCGGACATGATGAACGCGGAAGATATGCAGGTGGGAAAGCAGGAGATCAGACTGGTACAGAATATCAGATCATGAACTGGTACAGTAGACCGTGGCTCTGTGTCCTAAGATTCAATGACGCCAAAATCGCAACCATGATTGCAGACATGGCGACAAAAGCGGCACAGAACAATCTCATCGGATACGATCAGGGCACTGCCGGAAACAGCAATGACCGGTATTCGTTCTGGCGGCACTTAAAGGCAAGCAACTACGATCCGGCGCAGATCACGGTAGCTTGTGAATCTGATTGCAGCGCAAGTACAGCAGCTATTGTCAAAGGGGCTGGGTATCGCTTAAATAATGCAAGACTCAAAGCGGTCAGCATCTATCTGACGACACGAAACATGAGAGCAGCAATGAAGATTGCCGGTGCGAAAGTACTGACGGATAGAAAGTATCTGACATCCGGTGACTATCTAAAGGCAGGAGATATCCTCCTGAATGATAACCACCACGTGGCTATCGCTGTTACCACTGGTGCAAAAGCAAGTACGCTTTCAACGCCAACTATTCTGTCTAAAACTCCGAAGTGGGTGGGAAAGGTGACTGCAAATACACTTAATGTCCGCACATGGGCAGGAACAGAGTATGCACAGCTTAAAAGCTATCCTACACTTGCAAAAGGCAATTTAGTTGATGTATGCGATATCATTAAAGCAAAAGACAAAGCCGACTGGTACTACATCCGCATTGCCGGAAAGTACTTCGGTTTTGTTTCTGCAAAATACATCAAAAAAGTATAAAATATCCCGGGGTTAATTCCCCGGGAGTTTCTTTTTAAAATTAATGATAGCATCATTGCGCCAGCGAACTGGCACATAGAAGATGTCATTAATCATTTTTTTGAATTTTTGGGAAAATGTCTAGCTCAAAATTAATCTCGTTACCTTTGCCGTAAGTGTTTTTTATATTTTTCGAGTAGACGACTTTTTCAACTAGATTCTTGAGCATTCTATTTCGTGATTCTATGTTAAGGTCCCAATAGTTATTAAGCAGCTCTTCACAACGCGGAATAAAATTCGACTGTTGTGCCTTAATATTCTCATCGTGTTCGATTTCTTCTCTTAATTTCGTAATAATATCAGAGCATGATTGGATAGACCTAGCTATGGTTTTGGAGCGTTCAAGGAAGACTTCTGTGGTGTAGATTCCTCGCTCAAGCAGATCGTATTGTTTTGCTTTTTGGACATTTAAGCTTTCCAGCTCACTTTCTTTTTCGCGTATAAGATTTTGCTTAGATACTATACCAGAATTGATAGTATTATATGGAACATTAATATCATTGTTCAGCTTATACTTCTCTGTTATTTCTTTAATTCCATCAAGCACAGCTTTTTCAACTAGAGATAATTTGCTACTCACTGTAGGGCAAGACGTATATGGACACATGAGGGTATCTTCCTGTCCGCGTTTTTGATGAGGGCGGCGAACCATGGCACGACCACACTTGCTGCAATAGACAATTCCGGCAAGCGGATTGCGAACTGTGTTTTTTATGCTAATCGGACGGGGTGGGTTCTTTTGACGTATCTCTTGCACAGAATTATACAGATCGTCTGATATAATAGACGGATGCAATCCCTCACAGATAAGGACATTCCTGGACCGTGGGCGTGTCTTGACTACTTGACCATTCTGTATAGTCTTTACTGTTTTTCGACCATTCCACCGGATTTTTCCTATATACACCGGATTTGTTAGAATTCCCTGTATGCTGGCAGGAGTCCAGTCACCACCTAGCGCAGATTTTATTCCCATGTCGTTTAATTTCCGTACAATCTTCGCAACTCCAATTTGCTCACAACCATCACCGGCATACCATGTGTAGATCATTTTTACAATCTCAGCTTGAGCCGGAACAGGTCGGAGAGTATAACCTTTTTCTCTTGCGAGCTTAATTCTTTCGTATCCGTAAGGCGGTTTGTTTCCACAGTATTTGCCCTCTTTGACTGATGAGATTCTTCCGGCATTTAATCGACGCTTGATAGTTTTATACTCTCTGCGGCTCATAAATAGTCCGAACTCAAAATACTCTTCATCAAATTCATTGTTCGGATCATATATTTTTGTAGGGGTAATAATCTTCGTGTCAGAGTATTGAAAAGCTCTGGACACAACACCTTGGTCGATGGTGTCACCTCTGGCAAGACGCTCTACTTCGACAACCAAAACACCGTCCCACATGCCGGATTCTACTTCGTGAAGGAGTTGCTGCATGACAGGGCGGTCGGCGATAGTTTCTCCAGATACCACTTCGCGGTAAATTGCGCCCACAATGTACTCTTTTTTCTTTGCGAGATCTAACAGAATCCGCTGATGTCTGGCGAGTGTTTCGCCCTCTCCATGTGCTTCAGCTTCCCGATCGGCTCTGGATTTCCTTAAATAGATGCATACTGATTCATTCATTTCATCATTCTCCTTTTTTACACTTGTACGGCAATCCCGGAGATGATATACTTAATGTGTAGGTAAGATTTTTCTCTGGAATTGTCTTATTTTTAAAAACCGGTCCTCGTTGGTAGCGAGAGCCGGTTCTTTTTTATAAAAGTTCTGATTTTTTCTGGTCAAATTCTTCTTGAGTAATAATACCGCTATCTAAAAGCTCTTTGTAATCCTTCAGTAGTTCAACGGATGTTTTCTGATTTCGAACATTTTCAACAGCATCAGAGCTTTTGGAAATATTGAAGCTCTTTAACTGCATATCTATATTTGAACTACAGCGGAATCCAATAGTATTTATTTGATTGGTTTCGATATTCCGCATTTTCATAGATGCATAAGAATCCACTTCAATGTTATCACTTGTTGTGGTAGCAGTTCCAGTAGTAGTGGAATTATTCTTTCCTTTGGTTTTCTTTCCAGTTCCAACAGCTGCACCGACTATAGTTCCAACTCCCGGAGCAATAGCGGTTCCAACAACGGCTCCTGCTAAATGCCCTCTTCGTTTCGTTTTTTCTTTACTTTTCCCTTTAGTGTGAGATGTTGTAGTTGTCTTTTCTACTGTTCTGTATTCCGGCCCGTTCCATTCATAGTCGAAAAGTTCATATTTGGTTGGAGCATCTGACACTGTAACAGACCCATCTTTCCATTGCTTCAAATCAAATCTTGCGTGTTTGGAACCAAGCTCAAAATCCTCCTTACCGGATATAACTCTCAGATTCAATACTCGAACAGGTTTTTCTACAACCGCTGGCTGGGTTGCTACGGAATTATTTGATATTGCAGGTTTTTGAACCTTATTTTTAATAGACAGCAAAAGTGCAAAAATAAGATACAAAACAGCAATTCCAAATACCTCAAGTACAACAACGACCATAATATTGTCTGATGAAAGATCGTTTGAACTCATCAAGGCCACAATCATTAATACAATTAATGCGGTCCAAACGATCATCAACACATTTCGTATTTTTTTCATATTTCCCCCTTTTGACACGATTACTCAAAATTCTCGATATAATTCTTATATAGATTCCTTATTTTGGCAGCCTCCCTCTGCCTGATTGGAACAATATCCCCCGATATCATCTCAAAATGATCTGATGCATCTTTAATTTCGTCCATGTTGACGATATAACTTTGATGGCAACGGAGAAATCTTCCATCAAGATGCGGCTCTATATCTGACAGCTTTCCACGTGCTACATGTATAACGCCGCAAGTACAGTGGACGAGAATTGATTTATTTCGGCTTTCTATGTATTCGATGTGACGGAATTCTACCCGATGTAAGTGATCTCGGTTTTTGATAGTCAAGGCTTTCTCACGGATATCTTCCAATGTGTGTGCTACGACAGAATACATGCGTCCATGCTCAGAGCCTTTGATGATGTAATGCACTGGCAAGACGTCCAATGCGTCAAATACATAGTTTTTGTATGCTGTCCAGAAGGCAATGTTGCCATTATATCCATTTTTCCTGAGCTGTCTTGCAACATTTATGCCATTCTCATTATCAAGGACCACATCCAACACGACTATATCGTACCATTGACCGTCTGCTATATCGTCAATCAGCGGCTTTCCACTACTATAAGTGTTTAGCGTGTAACTCTTGTCTCCGCGCTTTTTCAAAAACTCATCAACATGAGCCTTAAAAAAATCAATCTGTAAAGAATTATCGTCACAAATCGCAATTTTCATGCAAATCAGTCCTTTAAATTGTCATTTTCGCCATTTGCGTTAAATAAGAATTCTATATGTTATAGTTGATTATAGCATCATGCAATATAGTTGTAAATAGACGTTTGTAGGTGATTTTAGAATGAAAAGAGTCAAAAAAGTACTAATTTTGATATCGGTTATAGTTTTTGTCAATTATATAATCCATCTTCCAATGTGCGTGGATGATTATGTACACAAGGATTCTGACATATACTCTGCTCAACACATGTGCAGGCATTCGACCTTGACCAGGAACGCGAAGGGAATTTTGAAAACAGACGGTATTATAGAAACAATAAAAATTCCACTCAAAGCGAACTTCCTTTTTGCAAAAGTAAAAATTATATTCGATATTACGAATATTCCAGTGTACCACTGGCAGTTAGCTAGAGGAAATTTAGGCGTGTCTCGTTTTATTGGACTTGTGGGTTGATATAATAAGAACGAATGTTCGGTTATATTTCCCACAAACCGGACATATACTGTAGTGTAGGCGGTAGCTGTGACAGGGAGGGTTATTTATGGATTATAAGAAGGAAATTATTGAGATGATACAGAAAATACATAGTGAATCAATGATAAAATTTATTTACGGGTGCGTAAAAAGGGCTTATAAAGAAGAAAGGGCAGGAAAATAATTCCTACCCTTGTGCTTTAGAAAATAAACTTCTCAAAAAAATCACATAACAAATCTTTTTTATCGGGCGGCAGGTTATCGTATTCAAGAATGATTCTTTTGAAACGAGGGTCTGACTGCTCGATTTTTGTAACTACGTCTCCAAATTCAATATCAGGGTCTTGATTCTCTTTTAAATCTGTCAAATCTGACATTCTTATTCGGAAATAATCGGCCAAAGCTCTAATCTTTCCGGTTCCTGGCATCGAATTACCTTTGCACCACATATTAAATGTAGATGCGTTTGTTCCAATGGCTTCAGCGATTTCCTTTTGCTGTTTTCCACTTCTTGAAATGTACTTATTAAGATTATTCGAGAAGATCTTTTTCTGCTCTTCAGTTGTCATGATTCTTTTCCTCCTTACATTTTGTATTTTACATCATATTTATAAAAAATTCAATAGTCAATTCAATTATTTTGAATTTTGGTGTTGACAATTCAATTCAATTGAATTATAATAAGCTCAGAAGCTAAGAAAGGAGATGAGTGAATGCCAAAAATTTCATTAGAAGCCGTTCGTGTGAACGCAGGATATAACCAGAAAGAATGGGCTGAAATATTCGGTATTTCCAATGCTACAGTGGTTAACTGGGAAAAAGGAAAAACTGAGCCTACATTATCACAACTTAGAAAAATGAGTGAACTTTCTGGAATCCCTATGGATTTTATTTTTGTGCCAAATAACTTCAATTAAATTGAATTAGAAAGGAGCGTAAATGGACGCATTACAATTTAACAAAGCCGTCAGCCAACACTGCAAAGAATCTGGTGGAGACTGTTGCAAATGTGACCTACGGCTTTACTGTTACCTATCGCCAAGTGAGCGACCAGATGAGTTAGTGAGCCTGGTTATTGATTTTTTGCATAACCACATTGAAAACCATGGTCATTATACCCATCACAGTGCGGCTTCATTTCCGTGTATTGATGATATGGACATGAGCACCGCAGTAGGCGGCGACTGTTACCAGAAACCTCATACTCTTCACAAACGTTCACATGCTTGTGAATCTTGTGGCAATGATACAGTCGTGTAATTGTTTCAACCATATAATTCCCCTTTCGTTATACTCGGCATGTCGGTGCCTGTAAATGCATTATAGGTAGAGGGAAAAGGAAACGTCAATAGAAAGGAAATCATCAATGAAAAAATTAACAGCGGTTTTAGTGTTCGGAATCATGGCAACAGGCGTTACTGCTTGCTCAACAGCAAGTACAGTAAATTACAATCTCAACAAAGAAGCGGATGAGTTCAATGTGTACAGAAAAATCACCGTAACTAATGCCAGAACCGACACTATCATGTTGCAGGCAGAGGGGTATATGTCTCTTAGCAATAACAGTAGCGATGAGCTTGTAATGACTATCAAGACAGGTGAGGGTACATACTTTAAGGATTACATCTACTTGAACGACTGGACCTGTTATGTGATGGAGCAAACAGAGCCGAACACAGTAGACAAATATCACTATGAATTAGTTTTCTATCCGGAAAGAATTATTCCAAATGTAGAAATCAAATAAAAAGCCAATATAAGGAGGATTTGATGGAGAAACATTTTGCAGAAGAAGCAAAATAGCAGAAACATCATAATCTATCGTAGAAAGGAGAGATTGTAATGGCAGTAATCAAAACAATTAAAAAAGGGGCTGGGGTAATCAGAATACATGATGATTACTGCAAGGATAATACACCTGAAGACAATCAGAGGATTGTAGATGAGTGTTCAAGAATCATCTTGAACTACTATCTAAGAAAAGAAGCAAATTTGACGTAAGTGCCCCGGAGGGAGTCGACACCTCCACCCCGGAGCCGTAAACCACTAAAACAGTCTTAGCGGATTACAGGACAATCATAACATTTCTTCCTGTATTTCGCAAGAGAACAGGAGGATTTTTTATGAAGAAAACCGAGGGTAAAAGCACAATGGATAGCGCAAAAGTAACCAGTTTTGAAGATTTTGAAAGTTTCTATGCAGTGGAAGTCGTAAGAGAAGCCAAGAAACAGACACAGAAATGGTTCTGTGCATGGGGAATTACCATGGCGGCATTGATTCTTTCAAATGCAGCATGGGTATTCCTTAGATAGAGGGGTACGAATGAAAAAATATCGTAAACGAGAAATT